GGTCAAGAAGAAGAGACCTATAACATTGTTGCTGCTCATGGATACTTTGGTCGTCTGATCTTCCAATATGCCTCATTCAACAACTCTCGTTCACTTCACTTCTTCCTTGCTGCATGGCCTGTAGTTGGTATCTGGTTCACTGCTCTTGGTGTTAGCACCATGGCATTCAACCTCAACGGTTTCAACTTCAACCAGTCTATCGTTGATAGTCAGGGTCGTGTGCTCAACACTTGGGCTGACGTTCTGAACCGCGCTGGTCTGGGCATGGAAGTAATGCACGAGCGCAACGCTCACAACTTCCCTCTTGATCTTGCTGCTGTTGAGAACACTCCTGTTGCTCTCACCGCACCTGCAATTGGTTGATATAATATAAAAACTTAAAACTGGGGTCTTCGGACCCCTTTTTATTTCGGAGGATATAAATGGTTTCATCTACTTTACAGCAACCAATTACACAAAGGGGGTGGTTCGATGTTCTCGATGACTGGCTTAAGCGTGATAGGTTTGTTTTTGTCGGTTGGTCTGGTCTTCTACTATTCCCGTGCGCTTATCTTGCTTTGGGTGGGTGGCTTACGGGAACTTCGTTCGTCACCAGTTGGTATACGCACGGTATTGCTTCAAGTTACCTTGAGGGTTGTAATTTCCTTACCGCTGCTGTTTCTACTCCTGCTGATGCTCTCGGACATTCCCTTCTACTTCTCTGGGGTCCAGAAGCTCAGGGAGATTTCGTCAGGTGGTGTCAACTTGGGGGACTCTGGCCTTTTGTGGCGCTCCACGGATCTTTCGCTCTGATTGGATTTATGCTTCGCCAGTTTGAGATTGCCCGACTGGTAGGCATCCGTCCTTATAATGCAATCGCATTCTCTGGTCCCATTGCAGTATTCGTTTCTGTATTCCTGATGTATCCACTGGGACAATCCAGTTGGTTCTTTGCACCTTCATTTGGTGTTGCTGCCATCTTCAGGTTTCTTCTATTCCTTCAGGGTTTCCACAACTGGACCCTCAACCCCTTCCACATGATGGGAGTTGCTGGTATACTAGGAGGAGCACTGCTCTGTGCTATTCACGGAGCAACAGTTGAAAACACTCTATTTGAAGATAGTGATCAAGCAAACACTTTCAAAGCATTTGAACCTACACAGGAAGAAGAAACGTATTCAATGGTTACTGCAAACCGTTTCTGGTCGCAGATATTTGGTATTGCTTTTAGTAACAAGCGTTGGTTGCATTTCTTCATGCTATTTGTTCCTGTCATGGGTCTTTGGACTTCCAGCATTGGTATCATTGGTCTTGCCCTTAATCTTCGTGCTTATGATTTTGTAAGTCAGGAAATTAGAGCAGCAGAAGATCCAGAGTTTGAAACCTTCTACACGAAGAACATTCTTCTGAATGAAGGTTTACGTGCTTGGATGGCTCCAGTGGACCAACCACATGAAAACTTTGTGTTCCCAGAGGAAGTTCTTCCGAGGGGTAATGCTCTCTAAAAAATAAATAAGGGAGTTCTCTGAACTCCTTTTTTTATGTTCTTCATTCTTATAAGTTTCATACTCTTCGGAGTTTTTATGTTTATAATGTCCGTCACACAAGATCTATGATATCATCTACAACTCCATATAAACTTGCAGAGATTGTTAGAGACACTTGGCCCCAACTTTACATGCCACCAAAACGAATGTATAATACAAAAAGTGATAAGAAAAAAAATGTATGATTATTGGGTAGTGATAGAAAAATCAACAGGACGTATAATTGCCAATTGTGGAGATGAAAAGGACGCAATAATGATGGTTGAGTTTAACCTGCATAATAGATTTTATCGAAAGCAAAAGATTATTTTGGACCAGATAATTGATATTGTATCAACAACTGATAAGCAGTTGCCAGGTCAATTGGGTCTTCCAGCATATAAAGAATCGTTATCTTCTTCAAAGTCAGAAAAACTTCTACAAAAAAATGATGACATTATATTTGTTCCATAATGACAAATTACGAAATTGTAGATAATTTTTTGGATGCTAATGTTTTTTTGAAAATAAAAAATGAAATATTGGATTTCCCATATTTTCCCTGGTTTTTAAATAACTCTGTTTCGGGACAAAAATCAAATGATGGTATATACTTTACTCATATATTTCTGAATGATTTTGAGATCAATAGTGAAAAAATCAATATTTTAAATCCTATAATTGACAAATTACAATTCAAAAAACTTATAAGAATCAAAGCAAATTTATATCCAAAAACTGATCAATTGAAAATTCACAATTCTCATATTGATTTTAATGTTCCTCATATTGGTTGCATTTTGTATTTAAATACAAATGACGGAAAAACTATTATAAATGATGAAGTAGAGATTGATTCTATTGAAAATAGAATGTTGTTCTTTGAACCACATGTTCCACATAAAAGTACAACATGTACTACCAAAGATTATCGATCAAATATTAACTTTAACTATTTTTAAGACATGAAATTTACAATTTATTCAAAAGACGGTTGCCCATATTGCACAAAAGTTCAGCAAGTGTTAGAATTGGCACAACTACAGCATGTAGTTTATAAACTGAATACTGATTTTACACGAGAAGAATTCTATGCAGAATTTGGAGAGGGGTCTACATTTCCTCAAGTGATTGTAAATGACCAACATATTGGTGGTTGCACAGATACTGTTCAATATCTAAAGGAGCAAAATCTAGTTTAATGGATAATAATCTTCACGAAGTTTGTAACGATGTAGAAAAAGCAATTGATTATGCTTTTAATGGTCAATTTGTTTTGGGTTTTTATGATTACTTAAAAGTTCGTGGAACTAAAAAAGCAGAGGTAGAGCAGTTCATTGAAAGTTCTACTGCAAATGAAATTAACAATTTAGTAATGGATTTGGATGATTATCTTGAGGGGGGATCAGATGAAATTCATAAACAACTTCGTGAGGGATATGGACATATTCCAAAACCACAAGCAAGAAAAATAAGAAATTATCTATATGGTATTCTTGAGGATGCCTGGAGATATAGTCATGACAAGAGACCAGGAAGACGAAAGAAGCAAACTAAATAAATCAGAACTCCAAATTAATCGGGGTGTTGAGTTATTACTTAGGAATAGGAGGAGAAGATCAGAAAGACCAAAAACTTTTCAAGTGAAGTTTGGTAAAATGATCTCTCTTTTCCGTAGAGAGTTTCATTTCTTTATAGAATTTAACTTTGATATTAGAAGAAAATAAACTCTCTGGAGAAGACAAATGGAAACAGCATATGTCATAACATTCACTGTAATGTTCACGTTGCTCTTTTTTATGGTTGGAAGTATAATAGGTTGGTTAACCTATAGACACTTGGAAGAATCAAAACCTCCGTATTTACACCCAGAGTTTTTTGATGAAAATGGTCAGGTAATTCCTGATGAAATAGTATCAGTAAGATTTGAAAATGAAAACTATTATGACTACGACGACGAAGAGGAAGACGGCAACTGAAAAACAGATTGAAACTCTTCCAACAAATCCTTTTGTATTTGAAATACTAGAACTTGCTTCTAAGCAAAAAAGTAATGCAAAAAAAGTAGAAGTTCTTAAAACATATGAACATGATTCTTTGAAAGCAATTTTTATATGGAACTTTGATGAAAGTGTTATCTCACTCCTTCCTGAAGGAGATGTTCCATATGGCGATGTAAATGATCAAAATGTTTATTCAGGAACTCTTTCTGAAAATCTTTTTATGGAATCAAAAGGTGGAGAATCTGCAACAGGACAAGACTTAAATGCTCGCGGAAGAACTTCTCTTCGCAGAGAATATCAAAATCTCTATCATTATATAAAAGGTGGAAATGATAGTTTAACGACTATCCGCAGAGAAATGATGTTTATAAATCTGCTTCAATCTCTTCATTCTAAAGAAGCAGAAGTTCTTTGCCTGGTTAAAGATAAGAGATTAGTAGATAAATACAAGATATCTTTTGAAAATGTTAAAGAGGCTTACCCTGATATTACCTGGGGAGGTCGTTCGTGAGTAAAGTTGCGGAGAGAAAAATGACAGAGTGGGAAAATAAACAGAATACAAATATTCCCTCATCATATAATTGCCAAATATTATTAGAGAAAACTACTTTAGAGCAGGCAAAAGATATTTCTTTCCCAAATGACGCTTATTTGATTTGGTATACCGTAGAAGGTTCGGAACAACTTGATCTTGTCCGGGGATCGAGAGTTCGTATTTTTGATATGTATTATGATAAATATGGGCCAGGATCAATACAAAAGATAGATTTTGGGTACGGCAGAGTAAATCCTAAATTGTGGGGGTATAAGGCAAAAGAAGACAGAAAAAAAAGAAAATGAAAAAAATTATTCGTAAAATTAAATCAAATGTCTCTGCCACTCGTATGACATTTCTTTCTATTGCATGTGTAGTTGCAATAGGAAATACCTTAACAGGTTGGGGAGTTATTAGTTGGGTACTTTACATTCCACCTATTGTTTTGTCTTTGGCAGCAATTACTGGAGTTTGTCCTTTCAAAATTATATTTGAAAAATTTGGATTTAGAGCTGACTAAAAATGCATGTGTGTATTGTTGGAACAGGAGCTGCTGGATGGATATCTTGCAATGTTCTGAAATCAGTTCCTTTTATTAGAGAAATAACACTTATAGGTTCTCCTAACATACCTCCTATAGGAGTTGGAGAATCTACAACACTTTCTGTTATTAGGTGTCATAAAAATATAGAAGATCATGATATGAGGGAGTTTATAAAAACTTCTGACGCTACAGTTAAATATGGAGTATATTACAAGGATTGGTCTGAAAATGATTTTATCCATTCATTTAAGGCTTATGAAAAACCAAAACAATTGGACAATCTAAAGATCAAAAGTGTATATCAATACATGAGAACTTTTGGTAACAAGTCAAAAAATAAACCATATCATGATTTAATTAATAAAAATTTCTTTGATTTGATTAGAAATAATAAGGTTCTTCTTAGTCCAGAAGAAACACATTCTTGGCATTTTGACGCATCAAAGTATATTAAATATTTAAAAAATCTTGCTTTAAAGAATACAAAAATAAAATTAATAAAAGATACTGTTGTTGACTGTGTTAGAAATGAAAAAGGATTAATAGAATCTGTTATTCTCTCTAATGGCAATCATGTAAAGGCAGATTACTTTATAAATTCGAGTGGTACATCTGATGTAAATACTAAAGTCTTCGATGAAAAGTATCAAGATCTATCGAACATTCTTCTTACAAATAAAGCAGTATTTTGTCCGATAGAATATGAAACTTATGAAGATAAAAAAAATAAACTTCATCCATATACAATATCAAAGACTATGGATTATGGATGGAGATGGATAACTCCAGTTTGGTCTAGAGTTGGAACTGGATATGTGTTTAGTTCAAATCATACAAGCATTTCTAATGCTATTGATGAATTAATTGATGATTTGTATGAAGATGGAGCTGCTCCAAGAACAGTTGATTTTAATCCAAGATATAATAAAAAACCTTTTAAATTTAATACATGTAGCATAGGATTGTCTGGTGGATTTTTAGAACCACTAGACGCTCCTGGGTTAGCTTTTACATATGATTTTTCAGTAAAACTCCCCCAGTTACTATCAAAATATTATGACTGTACTGTATTTGGAGAAAATGAAAACTATTTGAGAGAAGTTGAATCTCTTAATGCTGAGTATGTTGATTCTATGAAATGGTGGACATCATTTATACTCTGTCAATATAAAACTTGTTATAGAGAAGACACTGATTTTTGGATAGACCAAAAAAATGTTCAATATGATTATTATGATGAAATAATGGAAAATATTGATTGTTTGGATGAAAAATATCCAAATAAAGAAGAAGATATTAATATGTTTACCTTTACTATGGCAGCAAAAGACATAAATTGGAAAACTAAATTAGAAATAGAACCTTTTGCTTTGGAAGATGAAGAATATCTCACCATAGACCACATAAAATGGATAGAGAGTTTTCACATTGATCATTGGAAATCGGTAGGAGAAAATGTATGAATTCTGGATTCAAAGATAACAATTTAAATGTTACAATAAATACTGACGAAGTAAAAAATTTATTGAAAAAATATAAAAAGATTAAAAAATATATGAAATCTTCTTTATATACTATTAAAACTATAGACGGAAACGAAAAAATTGTTAGAGATTTACTTGGAGACTTGAACGAAACTGATGGGTAAGCATTATCTACTTAACTTGTATGGATGCTCGTTTGTTCTTTTGGACGACGAGCGTTGTCTTATTGACTTGTTAGAAAACGCAGCATCTGCAAGTGGTGCTACTGTGGTACAGACAATCTCAAAAAAGTTTGAACCTCAAGGAGTGACCGTTTTGTGTTTGTTATCCGAAAGTCATATTAGTATTCATACTTGGCCAGAAGAAGGAACGGCAGCAGTAGATGTTTATACTTGTGGAGATTGTAATCCAAAAATTGGATGTGATATAATAATTCAACAACTTTATGCTACCAATCATACCTTGAGTTATATTGAAAGATAAATTGTAACAAAAGTTACAAAAGTGCTTGCATATATACTGTAACTAGAGGTATAATAATCCTCTAACGTTCATCCTATGACTAAAGTACTATAGGACGGAAGTAAGCCGACGCGGAACGGAACGTTCATCGGGAAACCGACGCAAACGCCGACTGAAGGAACGCTCTTTAACTTCAATTAAGGAGAACCCTAATGTCTAAAGTCGTTTATCGTGGTGTTGAATATGACACTACAGATCGCCCAAATCAAAATGTAAGACCACCAGCGCACGTAGAAATCTATCGTGGCGTTTTGTTTTATGTTGATGAAAATGGAAACAAACTCCATATGGAAAAATCCAAGGGAGGTGTAAAATGAATACTTACTTCGTTCGTTATCTCAAGAAAAAAGCAAAGAGGGAAAAACTTCTCCATGCTGCTCAGATTAATATGGCAAAGCAACCACAGATTGCTTAATGTGAGAGGGGACTTGACTCCCCTCTTTTTTTTACCTATAATTATTTTGTCAGAGTTTAAAAAATGGATAAAGAAAAACTCAAACTTATAGTAAAAAATCTTGAGTCCTTAGTAGAATGTCTCAAATCAGAAGTTTACTCTGATGTTGATTCATATAAGTACGAAAGAATTGCCCCTTACATAGAAGATTACGACGAGGTATTTTATGACGATGATGGATATCCAGACTGAATTTGAGTTTATGAAACCAGAAGTTAAACTCATTAGCGTTACTCCCGATGCAGAAAAGCACATGGCATATTGTGCTAGGGTCAGTAATCCCGCAAATCAAGATAATGAAAAATTTTCTGGACTATTAAAATACTGCATTCAACATCAGCATTGGAGTATTTTTGAACAAGCAACAATGACTGTTGAGATTAATACGACAAGAGGCATTGCGGCACAGATACTCCGACATAGGAGCTTTACATATCAGGAATTTTCGCAGCGTTATGCAGATGCAAATCTTCTTGGTGGTAGTATTCCACTCCCAGAACTTCGTAGGCAAGATAATAAGAATCGGCAAAACTCAATTGATGATCTTCCAGACTATTTGAAACTTACTTTACTAGAAGACATTCGCGTTTTGTTTGAGCAGTCTCAGAGGGTCTACAATCGCCTTCTGGAGAAGGGTGTGGCAAAGGAGTGTGCAAGGTTTGTACTGCCCCTAGCAACGCCTACACGCCTCTATATGACCGGTTCTGTAAGGTCATGGATCCATTACATTGATCTACGGTCTGCACACGGTACACAGAAGGAACACATGGAGATTGCAGAATTGATTCGTTGTATTTTTACCTGTCAGTTCCCTGCTGTATCTGAAGCACTTGGTTGGACTCGTGAAGGTTGTTCTGAATGTTCCGACGCCCCTTCCATTACTATTGAATAAATATCCCTATATCTTTATGTAATTTATGGCAACTTATCCTGTAGTCAATAAAGTAACTGGCGAACAAAAAGAAGTTACAATGAGTGTTCATGATTGGGACCAGTGGAAAAATGACAATCCAGAATGGGATAGGGATTGGAGTGATCCTTCAACATGTCCCAGTTCTGGAGAGGTTGGTGAAGTTTATGATAGACTTAAAAAGTCTCATCCTGGTTGGAATGATGTTCTCCACAAAGCTTCAAAAGTACCTGGTTCGAAAGTAAAATCAATTTAATTTTTTATATGGCAAGAAGAAGAAAAGAGGATCAACCGATTGGCGTTGGAATGACTGCTAAGCAAATGAAACGCAAAAAGCCAATCAATATCGACTTAATGAAAGACATTGATCCTTTAACGGAGAATCAAAAAAGATTGTATGAATCGTATGAATCCAATAAAAATATTGTTGCATACGGATGTGCAGGAACTGGAAAAACATTCATAACACTTTACAATGCCATTCAAGATGTTTTGGACGAGAGAAGTCCATATGAAAAAATCTATATTGTAAGATCTCTTGTAGCAACTAGAGAAATTGGATTTCTTCCTGGAGACCATGAAGATAAATCTTCTCTCTATCAAATTCCATATAAGAACATGGTTAAGTACATGTTCCAGTTGCCAACGGATGCAGATTTTGAAATGCTTTATGGGAACTTAAAAACCCAAGGTACTATTAGTTTCTGGAGCACTTCTTTTATTCGTGGTACAACTCTGGATAATGCAATTATTATTGTTGATGAATTTCAGAACCTAAACTTCCATGAACTTGATAGTATCATTACTCGTGTCGGTGAAAATTCTAAGATTATGTTCTGTGGTGATGCTACCCAATCAGACTTAGTTAAAACAAATGAAAAGAATGGTATTATTGATTTTATGAAAATTCTTCGTGTAATGCCCTCGGTTGATATTATTGAATTCCAAGTTGAAGATATTGTAAGATCTGGATTTGTTAAAGAATATATTATTTCTAAACTGGAAGTTGGTCTATGACATTTATTCATCATAATTACTTAGGTGATCTTGAATTAGAAAAGAAAGAACAAAATGGCATCCGTCTCTACAATTTGCCAAATGGGAGTTGGGTGCCATCCATTACATCTGTGACTTCTTTTTATAATCGACAGATCTTTACTGAATGGAGACAAAGAGTTGGTGTAGAAAAGGCAAACGCAATTACAAGAAAGGCAACGGCAAGAGGAACTGATTTTCACCAAGTCTGTCAAGACTATCTTGAGAACAAAGAACTTGATTGGGCAAATTATCAACCCCTGACAAAGTTTATGTTCCATCACGCAAAACCTTACCTTGATAAGATAAATAATATTCATGCAATTGAAAGAACACTCTACTCTGAATATCTGGGACTTGCTGGAAGAGTAGACTGTATTGCAGAGTATGAAGGAGAACTTGCAGTCATTGACTTCAAGACATCCGAAAAAATTAAACCAGAAGAGTGGATTGAAAATTATTTCGTCCAAGAGATGTTTTATGCAGCAGCATATTATGAACTAACGAATATTCCTCCAGTAAAATTAATCACGCTAATGGTCACTCCTGGTGGCGAAGTTAAAGTATTTGACAAAAGAAACAAAAGTGATTATATTAAGTTATTAGTTCGTTATATTAAAGAATTTGTATCAAACAATCTTGGGTCAAATGGGAAATGAATTAGAAAAGGCATTAGAAAATAAGTTTTTTTGTCCTTCAAGGTTTGCTAAAGAAATTGAATTCTTAGTTCAAACAAATGAAGAAATGAATTACATTGATGCGATAGTTTATTTTTGCTCGGAAAATAATATCGACATTGAATCTGTTCCTAAACTTCTTTCAAAACCATTGAAAGAAAAGATAAAGTATGAAGCAATGGAATTAAACTTTTTAAAGAAAAGTTCCCGTGCAAAATTGCCAATTTGATTGCATTTTTCCCGAAAAAAATTTCCGGCAAAAAATTCCCATATTAGATTTTTTTAATGATGCCATTTGATGCTTATAAAACTTATCTTGCTCTAAAAAATCACTTCACTAAAGATACTTACGATTACCATAAGTATGCTGGGAAGACAAGAGCAAGTTTGCAGTCTTTTTATAAAAGAAAAGATCGCTTTTGGTTTGAAAAACTTTCTAGGAGCAAAACTGAAGAGGAAGTTGTTGATTTTTTTGTTTCAAATTTCGTATCTTCTGATGATCCTACCAATTTATGGATTGGCAATATTATTAGAGAAGGTGAAGATACTTATAAAAGGTGGCAAAAAAGAAATCAGTCTCTAACTTACTTTTTCAAGCAAGAGACTGAGAATTTATTTGGAGAAAATAAGGTGGATGATGTTTTTGATTGCTCAAAAGGACATCCGATTATACTTAAGAAGTTTTTAACGGGAAAAATTTCACCAGAAACAATGATCATTTATGATCGAATTTTTGGATATTTGAATAATTTTGACAAAAAACTTAAAGATCCTGTCTGGGAAACTGTTAGCTTAAAATTAAAAAAATATTCTTCCTTCATACATATAGATGTATTTCATTACAAAAAGATTTGTAAGCAGATTATTTTGGAGGAAGCATGAGTTTTTTTGAATCTGAGGTAGTTCGCTCAGAGATTGCAGAAATATCAAATCTGCAAGAGCAAATTTATCAGAGTGTTTTTAAATTCCCTACGATGGGAAAAAAAGAAAAAATAACTCATGTCAATCTTCTACGAAGACTTTTAGATAAACAGCAAATTCTTTATACTAGATTGTGTCTTTCTGATGACCCAGAAGCAATACAAATGAAAAATAGAATAATAGAGTCTGCTAAATTAATGGGACTGCCTTCAAATGTTGATATAAAAATATTATTTTCTAACATGTCGAGACTCATTGAGACCATGCGAAAACAGATTGACAAGGCAGACGCGGACCTGTAGAATAATGAAGTACCAAAAGCCAAATCCAATTAATCCGAGGTATAAAAATGTCTTTTTCAGATCTCAAAAAACAATCCAAACTGGGTTCTCTTACTTCTAAACTGGTAAAAGAAGTTGAGAAAATGAGTACAACTTCTGGTGGCGCTGATGAGCGTCTCTGGAAACCAGAAATGGATAAAACAGGTAACGGTTTTGCAGTAATTCGTTTCCTCCCTGCACCAGAAGGAGAAGAACTTCCCTGGGCAAAACTGTATTCACATGCTTTCCAAGGTCCTGGTGGTTGGTATATTGAGAATTCTCTCACCACTATTGGACAAAAAGATCCTCTTGGAGAGTATAACCGTGAACTGTGGAACACGGGATCAGAAGCAAATAAAGAAACTGTTCGTAAGCAAAAGCGTAAACTGTCTTATTACAGCAATATCTACGTTGTAAAAGATCCTGCAAATCCTCAAAACGAAGGTAAAGTCTTCCTGTTTAAGTACGGCAAGAAGATCTTTGATAAAATTATGGAGGCAATGCAACCCGAGTTTGAAGATGAAACTCCTATCAATCCTTTTGACTTCTGGCAAGGTGCCAATTTCAAACTCAAAATTGTTAAGAAGGATGGATATTGGAATTATGATAAGTCTGAATTTGGTTCTGTTGAATCTCTTCTGGACGACGACGATGCTCTTGAAGCAATTTGGAAAAAGTGCTACTCTCTGACTGCAGTAACAGCTCCAGATCAGTTCAAAACCTATGAAGAACTTGAGCGTCGTCTAAACATGGTTTTGGGTAAGAAAACACCTCCAACCCAATCCCAATCTGTCGTTGCTCAGGAAGAAGAGTATGAATCTTATGTTGAATCTTACAATTCTTCCAAAAATGTAGAGAAAGAACTTGAAGAATCTTACAATCGTAGCAAAAACGTTCCAGAAGATTTGAGTCGTCAACTTGCCTCTTTGGGTTCCTCTACTAGTAGTGCAGACGAAGAAGATGAAGACGATGCTCTGAGTTATTTCCAGAGACTGGCAGAAAGTTGATTATTCGTAAAGTTTAATATTATCTCCTTTTTTCAGGGTTCTATCTACATATTGGATAGAACCCTGTTTATATGACATTATTTCTTCTATGTCATTTAGTATTACGTTTAGATAAACTGGTTTTAGTATGTAAATATTTCTTTTTTTATTTTCTTTATCTTCTTCATATTGATAATTTGTTATTTCTACTGTAATATTTGTTTTTGTAACTTCTTGACCTAATCCATAGTCATAGAATGTTATGCTATAGTTTTGATCAACTTGAAGACCAGCAGGCAAGATTAAAACGCCTAAACTGTTGTATACTTCAGTAGTTTCATAATGATGAGTGTCATATATTTTATCGTAAGTTCCATATTTTTCAATCAAATACTTGTCAAACGTAATTTGTGGCAGAGGCCATTCTGAGTACACATTTAATATGTTATTTGACAGTAATACAACCCAATCCAAAGTTTCGTCATCATAAAATTTAAATGCGACATTATCAGGTCTCTCGTCACCTATAATTTTATATTTTGTGAAAAAATTTAAATTTTCAACAATATCGTCACGAAGTTTTCCTCTTTTAAAAAGATTCTTTACCTGTATAAAGTCATTATTTGTAGATTCTGGCAATCTACTGACATAATTGAAATTTGGTACTTTGCTAAAGTATGGTGTTGCCATTTTAATATCCTACTCCTGAAATTGATTTTCCATTTTCATCGAAATAGTCGCTAGAATATACAGGCTCAAGTTCACTAAATTGTAAATTTAATTGATATGAGGTCATAACACCATCATCAAAAGTCATATATGAACCGTCTGGGGTATAATCTACGGTACATGCTTGTAATGCACATGTCTTGATTTTATTTAATCCTGGATGTTCGTTATCACCTTTATGCTTATATACTATTTTAAATACGTTGGGAGCTTTAAGGAACAAATTTCCTGCTCCTTTCTTTGGTGCCATTCCTTCTTTAAAAAATCTTATTATACCAAGAACAATTTCAGATTCTCTTTTGCTTCTTGGACTTAATCTGAACGTAAAATTAAAAGGTCTTAGTTGTGGGCCTTGAAATAGCAGTTCAAGGTTGGGATTTACGATAGCGCCAGAAACTCTAGATAATAATCCTTGAGCACTTACTGCTTGTTGTGCTAGTTCTAATTTTATGGCGGTTTTGAGCGCATCGCCAACACCACCTTCTCCCAATGTTCCCTCGATTTGAGATATAAATTGATTCACAGGATCACTTCCTTCCATAGCAGAAAAAGCTCCTGAAGCTAATCCATATTGATATGCATTCAATCCAAGTCCATTCCAATCAACACTATTTTGATCTGATAATGTAGGTTGTATAGGTAACGTTACATATCCTTTAGGAATTTCTGTTAAGGTTCTATTGCCCCAACCTAACTTATTTTCTAATGGTGATCTGGTTCCATATTCGAGCATATTAAATTGAATATAATCTTGCGTTGGGCTTCTGTCAATTGGATAATGCAAAACTGGATATTCTTTTCTTTCTGGAGATCCTTCAAGATTTGGTATTCCTGTTTGTGCTAATGCCTGTATTCCTGAAGTTAGATCTTCTGATATATCTGATTCATCCGTTGGTGTAGGTTCTTCTGAATCTACATCTGCCCCTTGATCAGATTTACTTCTATTATTAGATTGTATAGTATTTGCTTGCTTTGCAGATATTACCTGAGCAAGTCCTGGTTGAGTATTTGCCGCAAGATTGATGAGATTATTTTGAACTGCATCATAAAACTTACCACCACTTGTGGATAATGATTGTTGTGCGGTTGCTCCTAAAACAGGATCTCCTACATTTTTTCCTGGAGGAATTTTTCCAAGATCTGCATCTTCTTGTGAGTAATTTCTAAACCCATAAGTTCTTCCATTATCTGCAGTAGATCCAGCCCTAACCCATCCACCTGGATTAAAATTATCTATAGAGTCGGCAGTTCCTGGAGTCCATGTTTTTCCGTCAGAAGTTCTTGCTGCAGGTTTAGGTGCATAATATAAATCAGTTCTTGCTGTTCCTTCTATAGGTTTTCCATTACTATCTACTTTATATCCAGTAATTGTTCTAAAGTAATAATTTTGATTACTTCCAGGCAATTTTTGTGCAAATTGATTGCCGTAGATATATTTTATCTTATCAGCCATCAGAAATCTCTCCCGTTTACAAGGTGAGCCAGTATCTCAATTTTTTGTAAAGTAAGAGACATTTATAGGTGAGTTTTTATTTATTTAGCTCTAAACTTAGCATATCCAAGAGATCTCAAATAATCAATTTCATTTCTTTCTACGTACAAAAGTTTTCCGCTGACTTCTTTCCAAGTATATCTTCTCATTTCTCCCCAGTGAAAATTGATCCCCTCGAATCCCCAAGGTTCTACAGAAGTCACTGCTACAAGTGGAAATTCATCGTATCTAATATTTTTTGTTTTTGTAGAATATACGAATGTATAATATTTGCCAACTTGAGGAACAACTTTTTCTATTTTAAAAACTTCCATAATAGCTAGCATAATATCATCAGGTTGTTTATAATTATTTTTTTCTATGTTTGATTTTAGTATGGAAATTCTTCTAGATTTTTTTTCTATTTCTTGTCCAAATCCTTTTTCCATTACTTGATACCTAATTCTTCTTCTGTGATGACTTTAAATTCTATCATTCTATCGTCACAAAACTCTTTTGCGGCTTTCCACTTAGCTTGATTTACTGCATATGTTTTGCATTCATGTATGAATGACTTTGTAACTCGCGTTTTTTGCTTTGGTGGAAGAGTTTGTTTTTTTGGTTTTACTTCGACAATATAAGTTTTTGTTTTTCCCGTCTTTTCTTTAACTTTTATTATAAAGTCAGGAAAATATCTATGAACACGATTGTCTACTGGAGAAATGTAAGGTATCCAAAATTCTTCACTTCCCCATTCGATTATATTTTCGTTTAAGTCGCACCAATGACAAAATTTTCTCTCCCAACTGCTACGGCAGATAATATTATTTGGGTCACCTTTATATTTTTGTGGATGCGAAGGTTTATACCTACTTTTAATACTTTCTGCCATTTATTTTGATACATAATATATACGGTAAAATTATTTATAGATGGCATTCGGATCCCCATTCCCTAGTATCAAGGGAATAAGTTCAATAAAATCCACCTTGCTTAGACCAGCATTAACATCTCACTATGAGTGTTGGTTCAATCCTCCAAATGATGTAACTAATTGGTTAAAAAAATCTGGGAGATATGAGTATGATTCTAGTTTTATTTCACTTTCTTGCTCTGAAGCATCTCTTCCAGGTAGCAGCTTAGCAACTCATGAAATTAATAATGATTTCAGTGGAGTAACAGAAAGACATGCATATAGAAGAATATATGATGACAGAGCTGATTTTACTTTTTACGTTGACCATGATTACAATATAATTTCATTTTTTGAGGGTTGGATATCTTATATTGCAGGAGAAGAATTTTCTGGAAAGTTGCCAGAATCTCAATATTACTATAGAGTAAGGTATCCAGATGGTACAGGAGAACCTCATACCAAACTAAAAAGTGGAGGTCCTGGAAGTGGATATAGAGCCTCTAGTTTGTATATTAACAAATTTGAAAGAGATATGTCTGGCAAATGTTTAACATATAGATTTATAAAAGCTTATCCAATATCAATTAACTCAATGCCGGTTTCTTATGATGGATCAAATCTTTTAAAATGCACAGTATCTTTTACTTACTTAAGATACGTTGTGAATAAGCAAGATTATGTGTTAACAACATCATCTTCGGAACCATCTACTCCAGGAACTGAGGAAACTCAAACACAACCTTCAGAAATTAATATTGATAAACTATTGAGATCAAGCGGAGCAAGTTTTACGAGTCCCCTCACTCCAGGACAAACTGATTTAAATCAAGGTTTATCTTGAAGCAATAAATAATTCAACTGAATCTTTATAAGACATTATGCCTTTACCAAAAATTTCTACACCAACATATGAGTTGGAATTGCCTTCTACTGGACAAAAAATTAATTACCGACCATTTCTGGTAAGAGAAGAAAAACTTCTTGTAATTGCCCTGGAAAGTGAGGATACAAAACAAATCACTACAGCAATTAAAACTGTAATTAAAAATTGCATTCAAACAAAGAATATCAAAGTTGAATTTTTGCCCACATTTGATATAGAATATTTGTTTTTGAATATTAGAGGAAAATCTGTAGGAGAAGAAATAGAGGTTAATATTATATGTCCTGACGACGGCGAAACAACTGTTCCGGTAAAGATTAATATTGACGATATTAAAGTTCAGAGAAGTGAAGAACACAATCCAAAAATTCAAGTTGATGAAAATATCATTATGGAAATGAAATATCCATCACTAGATCAATTTATCAAGAGTAACTTTGATTTTTCGGGTGACAATAATATGGATCAATCTTTTGACTTGGTTTCTTCCTGTATTGATAAAATCTACACAGAAGAGGAAGTGTGGAGTTCTTCTGATGTAACCAAAAAAGAACTTGTTGAGTTTCTAGATCAGATGAATTCTTCTCAATTTAAGCAGATTGAAAAGTTTTTTGAAAGTATGCCAAAGTTATCTCATGAAATTAAGGTTACAAATCCAAATACTGAAGTTGAAAGTACGGTAGTTCTTGAGGGATTATCAAGTTTTTTCGCATAGGAATGGTCCATATGGACCTTGAAAATTATTTTCAATTAAATTTTGCCTTAATGCAGTATCATAAATACTCATTAACTGAGATTGAAAATATGATTCCTTGGGAAAGGGATGTTTACGTTGCATTATTGAAAAATCATTTAGAAGAAGAAAAACTCAAGCAACAACAAAATGGCAGTTGAAGCAGGAAAACTTGCACTGTACGAGGGAACGAGAGAATCTGATTTTGTCACTGAGGACATTGACGAAAGGATTCTTGAGATACTTGGGATAGAAGAACTTTACGATTTTACTTATGGCGAATATAAGCAGATTCTTTTTACAGAACTACAGAAAGTAAATAAAGGACAAGAAAAATCTACTGATAGAGCTATGCTCCTTCAGGATGAATTTAAAAGAGTAAAAAATAAAATTGGCAAATTTAAAATTAAAAAAAAGAAGATAACGGCAGAAAATATAGGTGTAACTGGACCAATTAGGGTATCTAAAGAGAAATTTTTTCTTGCAGGAAAAGCAGTAATTCCTGAAGTTAAAGAACCTTCTTTGGGTAAAGGTGTTAAAAAATCTTTGGAAGGTATTGCTTCTACTTTAGATAATATATTGCATAGATTATTGGTACAAAATCAATATGCCAAAACTAGTGCAGAAAGTGAAAGAAAGAAAGAAGAAAATACTAGTAGAAGAAATAGAGAAAGTGAACTAGAAAAACCAATACAGAAAATGGTTTCTCTAGCAACTAAAATGCTAGCACCGGTCCAAAACATTTTAGATAGTATTTTTAAATTTATATTTTTTACATTATTGGGTAGAGCATTTGTAAAACTCACAAAATGGTTTGCAGATCCAAAAAATAAGAAAAAAATAGCAACATTAAAACAATTTTTGAAAGATTGGTGGCCCAGTATATTAGCAGCGTTTGTATTATTTGCAACTCCATTTGGAAAGTTTGTTAGATCTACAATAGCGACTCTTGCTAAATTCACTCCAAAGATATTATCTCTAATAAAAGCAAATCCTTTAACAAGTTTAGTTGTAACCACTTCTGTTGCGGGAACAATTGCAAGATCTAAAGAAAGAGAAAGAATAAAACCTTTTCTAGAAGAACAAAGAAAAAATATCCAAATCGAAGAAAAAAATCCAAACTTACCTTGGTACAAAAAATTTGGCAACTTTTTTGCTGGTCAAGAATTAAAATTGGGACAATCCAATCAAGCAATTGTCGCACCAGTTCCTGGCGCAATGTATTCTAGTGGCGGCACAGTATCTGGTTTTAGTGGATTGGTAACTGATCAAACTGGCACTAAAGTTTCTGGTGCTGGGCAAGATACTCAAGCACTTCCAATAGAAGGAGGGGGCACAGGTATTCTAAAGAAAGGTGAAGTTGTAATGAATACCGATGCTGTTAACGCAATCGGTAGAGATCGTCTATTATCTTGGAATAGAATTTTTGGTGGACCAAATGCAAATAAACCAACGTTTCTTGGATCTGGAATAGAAACTCATAAAAATGGAGGAGTTATTGGATCTTCAGTAACTCCTAGAATAGGTATGGGGTCGGTAAATCAAACTCTTGCATCAATACAGGGACTTAGTAGAAATAATAGAAGTCAACAACCATTGGGGTCTGGTATACTAAATCAACTTGGGCGATTTCTTCCTGGAACTGGAAGCGTTATATCTCCAAGGTATTCTGAAATGGGCATACAGAATAAGTTTCTTGGAATACCGCTGAACAGAAGTGTCGTTAATCAGAAAGAGGGACATAGATTTTCTCCAAAATCTGTTCAGAGATATAATCAAAATCCAAATGCTCCTAGCGTAATACGTGAATGGAGTCCATATGATTCTACACAAGTTAGTTTTCCCAAACAAAGAGCATCATCTTCGTCAACTATAATTAGAGATGCTTTTAGGAATTTTGGTTCTAATGTACAAACAATAAGAGGTGCAGCAAAACGTCAAGAAGAAGTAATGAGACAAATGGGTTATGAACCCGATGGATATGCAAATCTTCGCGGACAACCAATTAATATTGGACCACAATCAAAACTTACTCTTCCTGGACCTCCAGTTAGAGGTGGAGCAAATGTTAGTGTTATTCAGTTGCCAGATATTGTTAGGAACATTGGTCCAATTGCTCAGACAAGAGGTTCTACAAATGTTCCCAACATTCCTGATCAATACAGCATTAATCAAAAGATTAACAAGTCAATTTATGGAATAGCATAAAATGGCAGTAATAGATTCAAAAAAATTATTACCACCCTCAAAAAGAACAAATAATTTAAGTATTGCTGCCAAAAAAATATTGGTACCAATATCAAATGTCAAGAAAAGGGATAATGCCAAAATCAATCCGGAAGATTTAAAGACTGAAAAAGATAATGTTTCTGTTTCTGATCAATTTTTAGATATAAAGAAAAAGCTTCAAATTATTTCTAAAATTTTAGAAAATACAACAGTTTACAATAAAAAAGAAGTAGAAAGAAAAAGAAGAGCAACTGAGAAAAAAAGATTTGTATCTAGAGAAAAAAAATTAGAATCTTCTTCACCTAAAGGATTATCTTCAAAGAATGTTATACCAAAAGTAGGGTTTGATATTTTTGGTGCCATTAAGAGATTTTTCTTATATACTTTTTTTGGATTTATTTTTGATAAATTAAGTGGAAAAATACCACAGTTGCTTAATATTGCTAGAAATCTATCTCCAATATTTAATTTTGTAGAAGACTTTTCTGGTAATATACTTAATGGTATTGTCAATTTTATTGATTTTGGGTATGATACCAAGAAAAAATTTGAATCTATTGTCGAAAATATTGGTGGAAAGGACGCTGGGAAAAAATTTGATGAATTTTCTAAAAATTTAAATCTAGCATTAAATGCAACAATAATTGCTGCGATGGCAGCCTCTGGCATAAAAACAGGGAGCAATGAAAGAAAAATAAAACCACAAGGAACTGTTGCTGGGGCTCAATCTGCAGGAAGATATGGATATAAACCTCAATCACTTCCTGAAGGTGTAAAACCCGGAACTATAGAAGGAAAAGGAATAACCAGTCAACAAAAAATAGCTCAACGGGCAGCAGACAAGGCTGCTAGACGTGCTGCTGGGGCACAATTAAGAAGAGGAATTTCTGGAGAAACCGCAGGACAAATTGCAAAGTCTGGATCTAAAAAGTTTGCTGGTAAATTAGCAGGAAAAGTTTTTGGTAGAATTCCAATTATTGGTGGACTAGTCGATTTTCTATTTGCTTTATGGTCTGGAGAAAAACCAGGAAGAGCAGCAGCAAAAGCAGTTGGTGCTACAATTGGATCCGCATTAGGAACTTTTATTCCTATTCCTTTTGCCGGAACTATTCTTGGTGGTATTTTGGGAGATATCGTTGGTGGAGCACTATATGACACAATATCCCAAAGACAAAAACCAACAAAATATGCTAAGGGTGGACCAGTTACTAGATCTGGAAAAGTAGTTGGTGGTTCTGTTGGCAGAACTATAAAACGAACTAGAAAAGCAAAGGTCACTAAAGTTCCGCCACAAAAGACACTTCCAGGTAAGGACGTTGGTGGTAAGGGAAAAATTGAAAAACTATTCTCAAAAGAAGTACCGGGACAAAAAAGTGCTCTAAGGTCTCTGAAGAAAACTTCTGAAATATTGAAGAGAATTCCTTTATTTGGTCCTGTTATGGGAGCCTCTGTTGATATTGCTATGGGACAAAAACCAAGCAGATCTGTTTATGGATCTATCAGCAACTTTTTCGGAGCAACCATACAGAGTATCATAGACAATAAAGTTCAATTATCTATTTCCGAGTTACAAAGACAAATATATGGAATGGCAAATGGTGGAGTCATTCCTCAAGCTGGACAAGATGTTGGTAATCAACTTACTGATATTTTAAACAAGTCTTTTTCAAATCTAATACAAACTAGATTAAATGAAATTTTTATAAACATTACAAAAGAACTTTCTTTAAGGGATCCTGCAACGGATAGTTTAAGAGGTCCAATCCCTGGAGACGGTGATTATCAAGGATTTTTGCCAGGAACTCAAGTCATTGGATTTGTTGGATCTACTGGAAGTTCGACTGGACCTCACATTCACATTGAGACTGGTGATGGTTATAGTGGTGCAGGTGGAAGTATACCTGCAAATGTTTTAAAAAATGTTATGGTTGGAGGAAAACCTTTAGATTCTTGGTCATTTACATCTGGAATGGGATGGAGATGGGGTAAAGAGCATAAAGGACTTGATTATGGAATACCCGAGGGAACACCAATTCAACTCACAGGAGGTTTAAAATTTGTAAAATATGTGCCTGGATATAATGCAGGATATGGAAATGTTCTTCTAATCCAAGATTCTGCAGGAAAAACTTATCTATTAGGTCACTTGAAAAAAGGTCCCGCCAATCCAGAAGAAATGGCAAGACTGCAGAGACAAAATTTGGGGGAATCTTTAGCAAAAGTTTCTTCAATGAGAAGATCTGGAAATTCTATAACAGGGCAAGCAAGTTGGTATGGTCCTGGATTTCAAGGCAGAAGAACTGCTTCTGGTGAAAGGTTCGATACAAATAGATTGACAGCTGCTATGTATCAACCTGGATGGGGGGTTGGAACTAAACCATTTTACGTTGAAGTTACAAATCTTTTAAACGGAAAAAGAGTAAGAGTAAGAGTAAATGATACTGGACCTTTTGCAATGCATTCTAATGGAGAACCGATTTATCCATTAAGACCTCATCCAAGAAGGATTATTGATTTAAGTAAAGCTGCCATGGACCGATTGGGTGGAAGTGGTATTATTGATGTTAGAGTTGAAAAGTTGGGATCTGCACCAACAAAAATAGATCCGCCACCAAGACAAAATCCAAATCTTGCAGAACAACCAACAGGAAGAGTTTCTGGGTTTGGTAGGGTTGGTGATACTGAATATTTTTATGCGAATGGAAAATACTGGCAAAGAAAAGGTGGAAAAACTGAAGAAATAACTTCACGCACATATGCTGCAATTAGATCAAATCATAAACAAGCCTTTGGAATTGCTTCTACTGTTGATCCAAACAAGATGAAACTTCCTGGTGGTGGATATAGACCAAAAAGTGATTATGATGTATCTGCATTAATGCCACAGCAGAATCTAAGATCAGTGGGACCATTAAAGTCTCAAACTGATTATGAAATCGCAAGTAATTATATTATTATAAAACAAAAAGAAGTTATTAGAGAATCTACTTCTGGTGGTGGGTATTTGGGCGGATTTTCTAGTTCTTCTATAGATAGTAATAATATTGCAGAATCCTTAGTATAAGATGTCAGTAATTTTAGGAAATAAAGCATCACTTTTAGTAAATGTAACTAGATTTGAGATAACATCTAATTGCAATAATAATGTTGTCAATGTTATTGGTGGTAATGGATTCGTAAGTTTAATTTACCACGAAAGTGTTCTTGAAAACTGTATAAAGGCAACTGCAACAATTGCAGATACTGGATATGCATTATCTAAGGGAAATACAAAAGACCGAGTTGGTTTAATTGAAGGTTTAGATCTTTGTGGTGGAGAAAAAGTTGAATTAGAGTTTGTGGATGGATATGGAAATAAAATTTCATTTTCCAATGAAAAGTCTCTTTATATTGGAAAAATAAGAAATAGAATAGAAAGCAACCAGAATATGGTTTTTGTTATAGACTTGGTAACAAGAGAATTTTTAATAAATGAATTACAAGAAACAAGAGTTGTGCAACGATATGATGGAAAAATATCAGATTCTGTTACTTCTATTTTGAAGAAGACTTTAAAGACTGAAAAAAATATACATGTAGATCCGACGATTAACTCATATAGTTTTAATGGTCACACGGAAAAACCTTTATATAAATGTACTTGGTTAGCAAAAAGATCTGTTCCAGATATTAAAGGAGCTTCTGGAAAAACTGCTGGATATTTCTTTTTTGAAAATTATAATGGATTTCAGTTTAAATCTATTGACACTCTTTTGGATCATGAAAAAAGATCTTATAAATCTTATATTCATGACGGAGTTGTTGAAGGATTGCCACCGCCGACGTATGATGGAAAAATTGTAAGTAAATCATTTCATATCAATATTGACGTTCAAGAAAAATTAATGATTGGTGCATATGGAACTCAAGTTAGAACATATGATCTTTATAGAAATAATTACGACGAAAATGAAGTAATCCCATCAGAATCAGAATCTGACGGATTGAATTATGCGGGGTATAAATTGCCATGTTTTCCAAAAGAAATATCAGATAAACCAACAAGAATAATAAGTAAAATACAACCTGTTGGTATATTAAAACCAATTAAGAAATCAAAAGAATTTGACTATGACGTAAAATCTATTGTTGCACAATCCGCAAGTAGATATAATCAATTGTTCACAATTAAAATGTCCATAACTATAGCAACAGATATGAGTCTTAGGGCAGGCGATTTAATTTTTTGTGATTTTATTGAAATGTCTTCTGAAAAAAATCAGAAAGTAAGTACTAAAGATAGTGGTATATATATGATATCAGATGTTATAACTTTAATCGAACCTCAAAAGTCCTATACTAAATTAAATCTAGTAAGGGATTCTTATGGCAGAAAGCCTAATCCAAATAGGAAAATAGCATAGAAAACCATGGAAAGAACTATCAACCAACACATTGACAATAATAGAAAAGAAATTGATAGCACTACAGTTAGTGCTCAAAGAAAAAGACATTTAGAAGATGAAGTTGAGTCTTTAGAAAAATATAGAGAAAATCACCCAGGAGAGGATCATGATCCAACTCCACTTGAATTATATTGCGATACCCATCCTGACGCATCAGAATGTAGAGTTTACGACTAATGACAGATAGTGCAGTTTTTAACCCTGAAGTAATTGGTGGTAATGGTTTTTATTGGTGGATTGGGGAAGTTGTTGATGATAAAGTCTGGAAGACAAATGAATTAAGATCGAAGTGGAAAGAGTCTGGACAACTTCCTGGATGGGGAAGCAGATATAAAGTAAGAATTGTTGGAAGACATGCTGAGACAAAAAGCAGTCTTTCTGATAATGATTTAGAAATGTGTGAAGTGATGCTTCCTGTCACTGGAGGTAGTGGTCATGCACTTTCATATCAGTCCCCAAATATTAGAAAGGGTACGATTGTAATAGGATTCTTCAAGGACGGAAGAGACGCAAATGAACCAATTATCATTGGTTGTTTGGCAAATAACGATCAAACTCCACTAAAATATAAACAAGGTCAGAGTGGATTCGAACCTTTTAGTGGACTATCGGGAGAAACTGTTCCCGTATATGGAATACCTGCAGAGGGAAGTGGTGGAAAGGCAACAAACAATTCTAAACCAATAGAAGGAGGAACAGCATCTTCTTCAAATAGAACAAATATTGCAGATCAGCAACAGAAAAAAGCTGGGAAAAAGAAAAGTTCTGCAGCGAAGGTATCTGCTTGTGGTGGAAATGATGCTAAGGGAATTCAATTAGCATTGCAAAAAGCAATACAAAAAATTCAAGATGTCAATTCAAAACTTAAATCTTGGCAATCTTCAGTTTCAAACTTACAAGGAGATATTCAAAGAATACTTAGAGAAGCTGCTGAGGACGTATCTAAATTTTTCAAAAATATTATCAATGGCATTAGAGAATTTGTCTTAGAACAAACTGTTGATAGGTTAAAAGAATTTCATGATTATCTATTTCCAAATGAAAGAGATGACCTTTTAAAGGCTACTAAAAAGGCAGTCAATTCTATTTCATGTATTTTTAATAAGATTATTAGCAATCTTATTAATATGCTAATATCTCTTTTGGAAAAACTTATTGATAGATTCATAAATGTTCCTTTATGTGCAGTTGAAAATATTATAGCTTCTATTCTAGGAAAAATTTTTGGATTGATAAGTGGTCTTGTTGACTCTGCATTGGGTCCTATTAATGCAATATTAGGGACTGCAATAAGTTTGGGCGAAGAGATTTTTGGAACATTAAGACAAATATTATCTTTTATTTCTTGTGATGAAAAATCTTCATGTCCAGAAATTGATCAGTGGAGTATATGGGACGGAGCTGGTAATAATGGCGGAAATATAACTGTAGATATAAATTCTATTTTCAATAAAGCAAAAAGTATTGGATTATCCGTCAAAAATGCAGCAAACTTAGATAACTTTAATTTTAATATGGATTTCTCTGATATCTTTCAAGATACTTGCAATGTTGGTCCCGTATTTTGTGGTCCACCAAAAGTAGAGTTTTATGGTGGAGGTGGATCCGGAGCATCTGGAAATGTGATAGTTAGTGCTATTGGCGATATAATAGGTGTAGATATTATAACTCCTGGACAAGGTTACACTAACCCTCCTTTTATATCCTTTAAAGACGATTGTGGAAAGGGTGATGGTGCAACTGGATATGTTAGAATAAACGATGACGGAACCGTTAGTGATGTTGTAATAACTGATCCTGGAACAGATTATCTTCCCGCACCTGATGGAAGTCTTGGTGGTGATGATAGAGAATGGGCAAGACCAGATCAAGCGATTGTTTTTAGATCTGATGGAACATATGATACTCCATATGATCTCGGAGAAACTGTTGAGTTGAATCCTGGAGATGAAATATATGTTCCAAGAGATTCTATTGGTGCGAGTGGTATTATCTTGGACGAAGATAATCAAGAAATTGGAACCATTTCAATACCTCCTGGTGAAAAAATAGTGGCAAATAACAAATCGACGGTAACCATTTCAACACAAAATTCTCCAATTTCTCCAAGAAATCTAGACAATTATCCAACAAGTTCCGAAGGAGTTTACCCAGTAGTTCTATATCTGTGTGAAGTTGTTGTTCAAAATAGTGGAATTAACTATTCAAAGAATGACAAAATAACAGTTACACCAAATAATGGAGCAGATTTAGAACTCGTCCTTGATTCATCTGGATCTATAGAAAAAGTATTAGTTAAAAATAGTGGTATTGGTTACAAAGAAAGACCAATATTTGCAATTGAAACTGAAACAGGTTATAATGCAGAATTATTACCTGTTCTTTGTATTAGAAGAATTGGAGATGAATTGCAAGACGAAGTAGATCAAGTTTCTCCAAATTCAATTTTAAGCGTAGTCGATTGTGTAGGTAGAGTATAATGGCAAAAAAAGAAAATTATCATACAATCAGATACGGAAATAAGGATGGCGAAATAAAGTTTGGTCATATACACGAAGATAATGTTCTATCTTCCTTTATGGTTAGAAGTGGATATGATAGCGAACATTACATGCAATTTGATTCCGACAGTAAAAGAAAAGGTTGGACAACAAATGTATGTCCAGGAACTTTTACTGTTCAGGCAGGCAGAGACACTAAGAAAAATCAATTTGCGGTTGTTGTCGAAGCTTTAAATGGAGATCTTTGGTTAAATGCTCCGAGAGGTAGGATAAGAATTAATGCAGAAAATATTGATATAATTGCAACTGGTGGTGATAATAAAAATGGTGTTGTAAATATCCACGGAAATGAAGCAGTAAATATAACAGGTAACAATGTTAAGATTAAATCTAGCACTGCATCTAGATTCTTTTCTTCAGGAAGTACAAAAATTATATCTCAAAATTATTTGGATATATATTCTGGATTCATTGATTGTGCAGATGGTGCGACTGTGAATGTCAGGTCTCTACTCAAATCAGAAAACGAAGACGAAAATCAGTAAAAAATTATGAAAGTTCCAGATTTAGCAATAGGAAGACAACTTTTTTGTGGTCTAGGAAGACCAGAAATTTTAGGCAGAGGAAGGAGAGTTGTAAGAGGATCTGCCTTTATTCAAGGACCTGAATTTGTTGGTGATCCATCATCAGTATCAAAACCGATTCCAACAGAGTTTGGTACAGTAACTTGTACAGAAACAACAAATATTGATATGAAGCCTTTGCCATTTTATTCTTTATTTGTAAAAACTTTTGCTAGAATTAAAGGATATTTGAAGATTGATTATTTACTATCAGTTAAGTATATAAAATCTCATGTAATATTAACTTCTGTATTAAAAGCTGGAGTTAAAAACTTTGAAATAGATCACCCATTAGATCCAGAAAGACAAAATTTGGTCCATTCATGTCTGGAAGGTCCAGAAATTGGCGTTTATGTTAGAGGTAGAATAACTAACAAAACAGAAATTAATCTTCCAAATTATTGGACAAAATTAATAAACCCACAATCAATTACTGTTCAATTGCAACCAATTGGCGCTCATCAGGATATTATTGTAAAAAGAATAGGAGAAAATAAAATATTCTTACAATCAAAATCTGGTATTCCCATTGATTGTTTTTATCATGTTTATGCAGAGAGAGTTGACGTTCCAAAATTACAAGTTGAGGTTTTGAAAAAATGACTTTGTTTGATTTTAAAAAATATGCAGTTCTAACTGGACCTGGCAATGGAGATTATAATTTTGACGACAGTGAGCCAAACTGGTGGAAAAAGGACGATTTTGGTAGCGACTTCAATTTAAATGATGTTGCTGTTGTACTACTAAACACAACCGCAGATTATGCATATTTAAAACTCAATGGATATGACACAAGTTCTGTAACTCTAGGAAGAAGCACAGGACCTATTGGAACATTTACTGTTGACGCATCACAAACAAATTTTTCAGGAACAGTAACTGCACCAAATTTTCAAGGAACTATAAATGTTCAGTCTTGGAAAGGATTTGATATTAAACACCCAAATAAACCAAATTATAGACTAAGGCATATTTGTTTGGAAGGTCCTGAAGGAGGAGTTTATTTTAGAGGAAGACTCACAAATTCTAACGTCATAAATTTGCCAGATTATTGGAATGGATTAATTGATCCAGAAACAATTACAGTTTCATTAACCCAAATTGGTTATTCTCAAGATTTGATCGTAGAAAAAATAGAATGGGGACAAAAAATTATATTAAAATCTGGAAATGGAGCAAATATAGATTGTTATTATTTGGTAAATGCTTCAAGAATGGACGGAGATCCTTTAATTATTGAATATGAAGGTGCATCACCAAAAAATTATCCAGGAGATAATACTCAATATTCTATTTCTGGATATCACTATGACGTTCGGGGTCTTGACGGGTAGGGTCTGGTGTGGTATGATTACTTGGTAATCAAAGGATTCGACCAAATGAATGATGAGTATCTAACTAGATGTGTGATCGATCCAATCTCTAGAAAAGTTCATCTTTTTTCCAACGAAGGGTCAGAAAAAGAAAACACGAGAATCAATGGAAATGTTGTTCACAGCAAAATGGAATGTTCCAACGGCAGCAAAGAACTGTAATCTCACCAACAAAGAAATGAAGATTACGTTTAATGAATACTGCCGTTTACATCCCCCAACTTATGTGGTAGAATCTGACAATCAACTCAATCTCTTTTGAGTTTTTATGGGACTGTCGCCTATGGGTTAAGGCCCACTGCTTATAACGGTGTGAACTGAGTTCAAGTCTCAGCAGTCCTACCAAAATACATGGGAGCGTGGCGGAATCGGTAGACGCACCTGACTTAAAATCAGTTGGGCATTTGCTCGTGGGAGTTCAAGTCTCCCCGTTCCTATTAGAGGTTTTAAACAATCTCTAAATATAAAAAAGTAGGAGGTTCTCCTATGAAATACAGAATAGATGCCAGATACGTTTGGTATAATAAAGGAGCACAAATAGTTCTAATGTATTTCATAAATCAAATACCATTTACTTTTGATGATGTTCCTGATAGTTATCAATACGATCTGGAAGTCATAGAATTGGCAGATAAAGAAAGAAGGTTTGAACCAGATGATTTATATAAATCATCTTTTTATTTAATTGATGAACTATGTCATCCTCTAATGTTTGAACTAGATCTAGAAAATCCTGAAATGTTACCTGTCGATTAATTGCCCTTGTAGCTCAGCTGGTAGAGCACCGCTTTTGTAAAGCGGTTGTCGCAAGTTCAAGTCTTGTCGGGGGCTTGAGTTCTATAAAACTCCAAATGTCACTTATTTCACAACAAGATAGAAAAACCACAATCGAAGCACTTGATTTCTATCTCTTTAGCAAAGGAATTGATATGAGCGAAGAGAAAAGAATGGAATTAAATGCTCTTCTAAATTGGGTAAAACTAGAATATCAAAAAAATGAAAATTAATCTCTGGTATTGTAATGATATGAATCAGTGGCGTTGGACTTTAACTGACGACGCAAGACCTATCATAAAACAAGAATCTGGACAGCAACCAAATCTTCGTGATGCTATGAATGATGTTGCAACTACTGTAGAATATCTAATGAATGGCAAAGAGTGATTTCTATATTGATAAAGTAAATAAACAACAAGCAAAGGAACTTTTATTACAATATCATTACCTCAAAGATTTTTCAAAGGGATTTAAGTCGGGGTATAACTATGGTCTCTTTGAAAATAATTATTTCGCGCCATTAAATATTGGTGGAATTAAAGGAGTTTGTATATTCACTGGATTGCCTGTACCTGAGATTGCAAAAGGAGCATTTGGACTTGAAAGAAATGAACAACAAGGACTTTTCGAACTCTCAAGACTTTGCATCGAACCTAGTACGCAGTCATGCGAATATAACATCACTTCTTGGTTTGTGTCACGGGCGATTAGACAACTTCGGAAAGATACTGAGGTTAAAGCAATCCTTTCTTATGCTGATTCAGATTTCCATTCTGGTACAACTTATCGTGCTTGCAACTTTAAGTATTACGGTCTCACGGATCGAAAAAAAGATTTCTATTATTCAGACGGAACTAAACACTCTCGTGGAAAAGTAAAAGGTGCTGAAGGAGAATGGAGAGAACGAAGTAGAAAGCACAGATATCTTATGGTATTCGACAAAAAACTTCAAGAAAGGTTGACTTGGAAAGAAGAGATGTGGTATAATAGTTAAGGCGATACAAAACCAAACTCCCTTCCGTGTGACTTCAAAACCTCCCTTTAAGGGGGGTTTCGTTGTATGATAAATAATCTATAACGGAACTTCTCATAGCAATAAAATGGGTCTTAGTCGCTTAGATAATTTTCTTAAGAATACAAAAGGAACAATTCTCTACGTCGATCCTTCGAGTATTGACGCAACAGATGGTGTAGAAAATCAAGGTAATTCTCTCACGAGGCCCTTTAAAACAATCCAAAGAGCTTTAGTTGAGGCAGCAAGATTTTCTTATCAAAAGGGAAGAGATAATGATAGATTTGGTAAAACAACAATTTTATTATATCCAGGTGAACACTTAGTTGATAATAGACCTGGATATCTTGTCAATAATATAAATGATTATACTCTGAGAAATGGAGGAACAACTAATGACTTGTCTCCGTTTGATTCTCAAACTAATTTTGATCTAGCTACTGAAGATAATACTTTATATAAACTTAATAGTATTCACGGTGGTGTTATTGTTCCAAGAGGAACTTCAATTGTTGGATTGGATTTAAGAAAGACTAAGATCCGACCAAAGTATGTACCAAATCCAGAGAATGATAATATTGAAAGATCTTGTATTTTTAGGGTAACAGGTTCTTGTTATATTTGGCAGTTCAGTATTTTTGACGCTGATCCAAATGATGTTGTATATAAAGATTATACAAGCAATGTCTTTGTTCCCAATTTTTCTCATCATAAACTTTCATGTTTTGAATATGCAGATGGTGTCAATAAGGTAGAAATTGAAGACGCATTCTTATCTTATTATTCAGAGAAAACTGACCTTGACATGTATTATGAAAAGGTCGGAGCAGTTTATGGTTCGACAAGTGGAAGAGCTCTTCCTCCAGAATTTGTTGGAGATCCTATTGATATCCAAACAAAGATTGATGAATTTAGAATTGTTGGATCAAAAGGTGCTGAAATTGGAATAACCAGTATTAGATCTGGTGATGGTATAACACCTACTACAACTATTACAGTAGATCTTCAAACTAATGATGCAGGATTACAAGTTGATACTCCAATAAGAGTTGAAGGTGTAAATGCTCCTGGATATGACGGACAATATGTTCTTAGTGAAGTTATTAGTAATACTCAGGTAAAATATAAGGTACAGAACTCTCCACTAGATCCTCTTCCTTCTGTTTCTGGAGCAACTTTAAGTATATTAGTTGATACTGTTACATCTTCCTCACCATATATCTTTAACATTTCATTGAGATCTGTATATGGAATGTGTGGAATGTTGGCAGATGGAGAAAAGGCAGATGGATTTAAGAGTATGGTTGTTGCCCAATTCACAGGAATTGGACTCCAAAAAGACAACAATGCTTTTGTAAAATACAACTCTACTAGTGGAACATTTAATGATAAAACTGCTAGTGGAAATGAAAATATTCACACGGACTCTAGAGCAAGATATAAACCAACATATTCAAACTTCCATATTAAAGCAACAAATAATGCATTTATTCAGGTAGTTTCTGTTTTTGCTATTGGATATGCTCAACATTTTATTGCTGAAGATGGTGGAGATCTTTCAATAACAAACTCAAACTCAAACTTTGGTGCCAAAGCCCTAGTTGCTTCTGGATACCAAAAAGAAGCTTTTAGAAGAGATGATGTTGGATATATAACTCATATTATTCCTCCAAGAGAATTAGAAACAACAGAAACTAGTGTTGAATTTTTATCAATTGACATTGCAAAAACTGTAAGTATTGCTTCAACTAATCGCCTTTATCTTTATAACGAGACAAATCAATCTTCACCTCCTGAAGGTGTAATAGAAGGTTACAGGATTGGTTCTAAGAGAAACGAAAATTTAAATGTACTTTTCTCTTCGGGCGGAATTAGTACACAATATTCGGCTAGAGTCATCATGCCGAATACTCAATTCACTTCTTCTGAGACAACCTCAGAAAAAATATTTGTTGTTGATAGAAGTGTAACTGGAATTAATAGTATTACAAGCAATGTAATTACACTAAATCAAACTCATTCGTTTATTAATGGAGAATCTGTAAGAGTTATAAGTGAAACTGGTCAAATTCCAGATGGAATTTCGAATAATCAAATTTATTATGCAATTACTAGTGGCAGCAATATTAGCAATGGTAAGCAACTTAAACTTGCACAGACTTTAAATGATGCTATCAATGATGATGAGATTACTATTAATAGCAAGGGTGGAATACTTCAAGTAATAAGTAGAGTATCCGATAAAAAGTCGGGAGATATTGGACACCCAATTCAATGGGATGGAAGCCAATGGTATATCAACGTTGCAACTGCTTCGACCGAAAATTCAATTTATCCAACAATTATTAGTGCAGGAACAACTTCTCTTGGACAGGCAAGTCCTAGAACATTTATCACAAGAAAACCTGATAATAGATCTCTAGATGATACAATTTATAGAGTTCGTTATGTAATTCCTTCCGATTCGACAATTGTTTCAAGACCTCCTGTTGAAGGATATGTAATCCAAGAATCAAATACGTCAATAGGATCTACAGACTCTGAAGTTGCATATCAGTTTAATCCTTCTTCAGCAAGTCTATCAAATTCAACCGAATTAAGGAACTTTAGAATAATTTCTAATGCAAGTTGGAACATTGGAACTGCAAACATTTTAACAGAAATTCCACACAACCTTAAAGTTGGATCTGAGGTTGAAATTAATAATATAACCAGTTCAAATAATACGACTGGTATTGCAAATACTGGATTTAATGGAACTTTCACTGTTACTGGAATTAGTAGTTCTAAGCATTTTAGTATTGCCTTAAGCAAAGATCCAGGATCCTATACGAATAATAACTCTTCTAGAAATGTATCTCTTCCATATTTTAAGAAGAAAAGATACTCTGGAACATATTATATCTACAAGAGTCAAGAAGTTCAAGAATATATTTCAGGAAAACAGGATGGAATTTATCATTTACACATAGTAAATTCCTCAAATTCTCCAACTTCTTCACCATTCACAGGTTATAGATTCTCTCAACCGCTGCAGAATCTATATCCACAACTAGATAGAGATAATCCAATATCGGATCCTCAATCTGCAACATGTTTTGCTTTATCAGAACCAGCAGGACAAGTTATCGTTAATAATTCACAATACAGCATTACAAAAGAAACGATTGAAAAACTGTCTCATGACAATAACATTGGAATAGGTCTTACCAATATTATTTCGAATGTTGCAGGAACTGCTCACACATTCTTCACTTCTTATGATCATGGGTTGAATGGAATAACTAAAGTTGGAATTGTAAGTTCTGGGTATGCATATGGTTCTGGATCTTCTGGTACTCTTTACAATGCTCGTTTAGTTGGACTTGCTGGTTCTGTCACAGGCATTAATGCTACTGCCAGAATATCCTTTGATACTGCTGGAAAACTAACTAATGTTTTCATTATTAATGGTGGTAGTGGTTATGGAATAGGAAACAGTCTTGCTGTTGTCGGAGTAGCAACTACATCAGGACATATTATTGGAATCGTAAGCGTAACAGCAACGACAAATAATATAAATGATACTCTTGTCCTTTCTGGAATTTCTTCCTTATCATACAAAGATTACAACACTTCATATAGAATTACTGGAATTTCCACAAGAACTATTACAGTAGAGTCTTCCAGTCCCATATCTGGTGTCTCCACAATAACTGGTATTGGAATTACTGCTTCACTTTATTCTGAAGCAATTCTTACAGGAAAAACTTTAGGAATAACTACCATTGCATATAATCCAGTAACAGGACTGGCTACTGTTACAACGGATCAAAATCATGGTCTGTTTACCAATAACAAAGTAAGATTTAGTGGAGCAAACTCTTCAGTATTCAATGGAGACTTTGTTATTAAGAGTGTTGTTGGACTAACTACATTTATTGCCAATATTGGTGTCGGAACAGCAAACTATGATACAAGTGGCACAAAATATCTTTATAGACTTGGATATACTTCAAATGCTGGAATTATTAAGAGAGACGACGAAAATCTTTCTGGACGTTTAATATCAGAATATGCTGGTATTACAACAACACTACAATCCACAATTTCTTCACAAACAACTACAACGATATCTATCGTAAACGTAGAAAATCTCAATTTACAAATTGGCGATTTCTTACAAATAAATGACGAGATCCTTAGAATTAAGACAACAGTTACTGGAAATCCAGTTACTGTCTTTAGAGGAGTTCTTGGATCCAGAAGACAGACACACGAAGCTGGATCTGTAATTAGAAGAATAAGACCAATACCAGTTGAATTGAGAAGAAATTCTATTATTCGTGCATCTGGTCATACTTTTGAATATGTTGGATATGGTCCTGGCAACTACTCTTCATCACTTCCAGAAAGACAAGATAGACAAATAACTCCTCAAGAAGAAATTTTATCACAGTCAACAAAAATTGATGGTGGTATTAACTATTATAATGGTATGAATGATAAGGGTATTACATACTCTGGAAATAAGAAAGTAAATTCATCGACTGGTCAAGAAGAAGTATTTGACACTCCAATTGCAACAGTTGTTGGTGAGGATATCATTTCAAATGATATCAATGTTGGATTTAATGTTATCAACCCATTAGAAGCTACCATTAGCAGATCAATTAGGGTTGAGGGTGGTATAGATGGAAATATTATTTCGAAGTTTGATGGTCCTGTTGTTTTCAACAACAAATTAACTTCAAATTCAACAAAGGGTATTGAAGCTTCTTCGCTACTCCTACAAGGTGATGTTCAGGTATCTAGAAAGTATACTGTAGGTATTTCAACTCCTACTGCAGCTTCAAACCCAGGAGATGTTGTTTACAACGGCAATCCTTTAAGTGGAGGCAGTGTTGGTTGGATATACACACAAAACAATCGTTGGGAGACATTTGGAAATATTGCAGATAATGGATTACTAACCAACTTCTTAACGATAGGCATATCTTCAAATTACAATTATGTTGGACTTGCAACTCTAATTAACTTTGTTGGTACCGGTATTTCTATTGCACATTATTATGATAATACAACAGGAATCACTACATTAACATTCTTCTCAAGTTCTGTTGCACCAGCAACATTAAACGTCGCAGGAGTTTCGACATTCAATAACAATTCGATATTTAATAGTGGAATTAATGTTGTTTCTGGTGTATCTACTTTCTCAGATCCTGTTAACTTCGCTAAAGAAGTCAATCTATCCCAAAGATTAATTGCAAATAATATTAGATCCACGGGTATTACAACACTACCAAATCTAGATTTATCAACAGTTATAAGTGGAATTACCACTTTCAATGGTGATGTTTCAATAGGATCATCTACTAGAGCGTCTGATTCTTACGTTAGAGTTCTTGCTGGTGATAACAATATTGCTGGATTTGAGGCACATGGTTCCGTTCAAGGAACAGGATATATGTTTGTAGGACAATCCAGTATATATGGTGGAGGCGTATACTATAATGGTGATGGAACTCCAGGATTTGCTACTGGCGAGACTTCGGATGAAATTTCATTCTATAGAAAGGATAATTCTACAAATGAAGTAGTTTTCTCATATCCTTACAATAGCAATAGTGTGACATTCAGAGGTTCAATAACTGCGCCATTTGTAAGTGTTTCTGGAATAGTAACTGCTTCAGACTTCAACTCTAGTTCAGATATTAATCTGAAAAAGAACATTGAACCACTACAGAATTCTCTAGATAAAATTGCACAACTTCAAGGTGTAAGTTTTGAATGGAAATCAACTGAAGAAAAATCTATAGGTTTAATTGCACAAGAAGTTGAAAAAATATTCCCAGAGATGATTGGTGAAAGTGAGGATGGATTTAAGACAATTAGATATAATAATCTAATTGCAGTCCTAATTGAAGCAGTTAAAGAACTAAGAGAAGAGGTTAATGAACTGAAAAAACAATAAATAGTAGAAACAATCTACTCGGGTGGAGAGTGAAACCCAATGGGAATCAATAAAAACTTTGTAGTAAAAAACGGATTAGAAGTTGATACAGATCTAATTGTTGCCGATTCCTTAACCAATAAGGTGGGAATCGGTACTTCTATTGCAAAATATTTGTTTCATGTAAGTGGTGGTATTGGGGTTACTGACATTTATACCACTGGGGTATCTACCGTTAGAGAAAAGCTTCAAGTTGGTCTAGACGGCATTGTAATGACTGCCGGAAAAGACGATGCATATGTTGGATTTGGAACGAATTTGCCCATATATCAGGTAGAAATAAGAGGATTTTCTACTGGAGCAGGGACAACTTCATTTTATGTAGATGGAAATTCTATATTTAATGGAAATCTTATCGTAAATAATGTAAATGCGAATGGAATCGAACTTACAAATATAAATCTCTCAGGAATCTCAACTTTTGCTGTAGGTGTAGTTACTACTCTTAGAGGAACTAACCTAAGTTATAGTGGAATTGGAACCATAGTTAATGTAAGAGGTACGGATCTTAGTTACACCGGTATTGGCACAATAGTTAATGTAAGAGGTACAGATCTTAACTATAGTGGAATCGGCACAATTGCCAATATAAGCAATACAAATTTATATTCGCAAAATGCATTTGTAAATACTGGAATAATTACCACACTAACGGGAACCAATCTAAATTATACCGGTATTGGTACTATAGTTAATGTAAGAGGCACTAATTTAAACTATAGTGGAATTGGTACTATTACTAATTCTGTAGGTACTAATTTAAATTATAGTGGCATAGGAACCATTGTCACACTAAATTCAACAACAAGCAATATTACAAATTTATATAATACTAATGCTTATGTCAACACGGGTGTAGTTACATCTATATCAGGATCAACTGCAACATATTCAATTGGGGACATTACTTCAGTTAGAGGTACTAATCTAAACTACAGTGGAATTGGAACCGTTGCTACTTTAAATTCAACAACAAGCAATATTACAAATTTATATAATACAAATTCATATGTTGTTGTTGGTATAACAACGACTTTAACAGGAACCAATCTAAATTATACTGGTATTGGTACCATAGTTAATGTAATAGGCACTAATCTAAACTATAGTGGAATTGGCACTATTGCTACATTTAATTCCACAACTTCAACAATAACTACGTTAAATCCAACAACAATTAATAATGCAAACTTATACAGTACTAATGCATATATTAACACAGGCGTAGTTACATCAATATCAGGATCGACCGCAACATATTCAGTTGGTGATATTACAGCAGTTAGAGGCACCAATTTAAACTATAGTGGAATTGGTACGATAGTTACCTTCAATTCAACAACCTCTACGATTACTACATTAAATCCAACAACAATTAATAATACAAACTTATACAGTACAAATTCTTATATTAATACTGGTGTAGTTACATCTATATCAGGATCAACTGCAACATATTCAATTGGTGATATTACATCAGTCAGAGGCACCAATTTAAACTATAGTGGAATTGGTACAATTGTAACACTAAATTCCACTACTTCAAATAATACAAATTCTTATGTTGGTAATTTGTATGCAACTTCTGGTATTGTAACAACTTTAACAGGATCTTCTATAAGTTATTCTGGAGTAGGAACAATTGCTGCACTAAGGGGCAATAATATTAACTATACTGGAGTATCTACAATTACTGCCGCTTCAGGAACAAGTCTCAATTACACTGTAGCCGATATTGTCAATACTAGAGGTACTAACTTAAATTATACTGGAATTGCAACTATTGGTAATGTCTTAATATCAAATGGAAATGTAAGTGGTATTGGAATTACGGTTTATTATTATGGTGATGGGTCTAATTTAACAAACACTCCTCCAGGAAACCCAGCAGGAGCAAATCAAACTATTCAATATAATAATGGTGGAGCGTTTGCCGGATCAGGTAACTTAACATTTGATGGAACTACAGTAACTTTTGGTTCTGTAGTGAAGGCTAATGGTACTGGTGTTAATGCTGGTGTTGGAGTTATAACTGCAACAGATTTCAATTCAACTTCTGATATTAATTTAAAAGACGATATTAGTGTAATTGATAACGCTTTAGAATTGATCAATTCAATCGAAGGAGTTAGATTCAAGTGGAAGTTTAATAGCAAACCTTCAATAGGTGTTATTGCACAACAAGTCGAAGAAATTTTACCAGAACTAGTTTCGGTAGGAGATTCTAAAACTGTCAATTATAATGGTTTTATTGGAATATTGATCGAAGCTGTTAAAGAATTGAGTTTGAAAGTCGAAGACCTTGAACGTAAGTTATTATAAATATTAATATCCCTAGCCTAGTGGAGACACGAAAATGGCAATCAAAATTAGCAATACGACCGTTATTGATGATGCCAGAAATATAGTTAATGTTCCTAATGCAAATTATACCGGAATTGTAACAGGTAAACACTTCTACAATTACTGGCAAATCCGTTCATTACACAGCTACAACTTCTTTAGCAGATACTGGTGTTACAAACACTAGTGGAAGTAATAAAGTTTTTAAGATAAATAGCATTATTCTTGCAAACAAAGGAGCAGCCACTGTTCCAGTAAGAGTTGCAATTGTTTCTTCTTCTACAACTTATTATCTAGCATATGATATTCCAGTTCCTCTTGGGGCAACTTTGGTTCTTATTGGTAAGGATGATGCAACATTTTACTTAGAAGAGAACGAAAAAATACAAGCTTATGCAGCTTCTTCAACTTCAATAGACGTTCATATTAGTTACGAGGAGATTTCATAATGCCAGGAAATGGGGGATTTATTGGTACAGTAGCGACTTCCAATTCAAATAATGCTTATGGTGTTTGGGGTATAAAAGAAGTTTTTTCCGCACTTCGTAATGGTAATTGGCCAAAGCTATACATCAGTGCTTCTGGTGGCACTACAACAACTTCTGGTGGATATACAATTCACACATTTACTTCTACACAAACATTCTCAATAAACTATGCTCCACCAGGAGCAACTATGGAATATTTGGTAGTTGCAGGTGGAGCTGGTGGTGGAGCATATCAAGGTGGTGGAGGAGGAGCTGGTGGATATAGGACAGGAACTATGTCCATGACCACAGGCACATCATATACAATGACTGTTGGTGGTGGTGGATCTGGAACTGTTGGTGGTTCTGGTGGAGTTGGTGGAGATAGTTCCATTGGATCTGCTGTCATTTCCACTGGAGGTGGTAGTGGGGCAGTATATGGATCTTCTGGTGGAAGTGGTGGATCTGGTGGTGGAGGAGGCCCATATGATCCTTCACCATATACAGGACCTGGAGGAGCAGGAAATACTCCGGCAACTTCACCTTCACAAGGAAATCCTGGTGGATATGGTAAAGCTGGTCCAGGGTTCATGCCTGGTGGTGGAGGAGGTGGGGGTGCCTCAGCAAGTGGTGGAAATAGAACCAGCACATTTTCGGGACCTGGTAATGGTGGGTCTGGAAACACTTCCACTATATCAGGAACTAGTATTGTATATGCTGGTGGTGGTGGAGGTGGTCAATATTATGACCCAACACAACCATTTGTACCTGCAGGAACTGGTGGATCTGGTGGTGGAGGTAACGGTGGAGTAGGATTTACTGCTGCACAAACTGGAACCACAAACCGTGGAGGTGGAGGTGGAGGAGCTAATGCAGATTTTGTTCCTTACCAAGGACCTACTGGTAGCGGAGTTGGTGCCGCTGGCGGATCTGGAATTGTTATTGTCAGATATTTAACAACTTATACTGCATAATACAAATATTGGAGAGATATGGCACATTTCGCAGAATTAGACCAAAATAATATTGTAAAACAAGTTGTTGTTGTTGATAATAGTATTATTTTGGATGAAAATGAAGTAGAAGTTGAAGAACTTGGAGTTGATTTTCTAGAAGAAGTATATGGACATAGGAATTGGAAACAAACCTCATATAATGGAAATTTTAGATGTCATTATGCTCAGATTGGAGGAACTTATGATGAAGAAAAAGATATTTTCATTCATAAGAAGCCATTTCCTAGTTGGGTTTTAAATATTGAAAATAACACTTGGAAACCCCCTATACCAAAACCAACTCCAAAAGACGGATCATTGTTTATTTGGAATGAAGAGATTGGAAATTGGGTAGATATTTTAAACCCAGAATAGATATACAATTATTAATTTGTTTTAATGAATATGAAAAAGATTATTAAGCAAGCTCCTACTATCATGGAGAAGCACAACGCATTAGGTGTTTATTTTTCTATTGACGAAGGATATCCAGCAGTTCCTTATGGAGCAATTAAATACTTTGAAAAGTATGGATATTTGTTGGTGAAAGATTTATATAATTCGGGATATTTTAAAAATGACTATGACAAAATCCTCAGAAAAAATAACATTTGTAGTATTTTTTCCGAGGATTATTATAAATGTTTTGAAGAAATCAAAAACATTTTAGAGAGTGTTTTTGATACAAGTCTATATAAAAAATCATATTATGATAAATTTTTTACTACTTCTAGTGGAAATCTAGATTATTTTAATCAAAATTCCAATATTTGTGTCAGATATCAATTAAGTTCGAATTCGAATAAAACAATTGTTTATATTGAAACTGATACAAACGAAATACATGAGGTTAATTTATGTAATGGTGGAGCATTAATTTATAAAAACAACATTGAAAGAAAAGTATCTATTAAAAACGTTGGTGACTCTAACAATGTTATCAAAAAACTAATACCAAACAATTTCTTCAGTCACCAAATTTTCTTTAATTATGACTATTGTAGTAGATAAATTCTTAAGGAGGTAAAAATGGCACACTTTGCTGAACTTGATGAAAATAATACAGTAAAGCAAGTTATTGTTGTCGGTAACGAGAATTTGATAAATGAAAATGGTGAAGAAGTTGAAGAACTTGGGGTTAACTTTTTAGAAGATCTATTCGGTCATAGAAATTGGAAGCAGACTTCTTATAATAATAATTTTAGAAAAAAATATGCTTGTATAGGTGATACCTATAGAGAGGATAAAGATTGCTTTATAGGAGAACAACCATTCCCAAGTTGGTCTTTAAATGAAGAAACTATGGAATGGGATCCTCCAGTGCCTAAACCAATTATTGCTGGAACATTTTACGTTTGGGTTGAGTCTGAACTAAAATGGAAAAATCTTGTCGAATAAAAAGTAAATATATATCTAGTATGCAATAGGATTATTATTTTATGTCATTTCAAAGTGTTTGGTATGAAACCAAAATGCCAGAAGAAATTATTGACATCTTCGAGAAAGAACTAGAATATGTTCCAACAGAAGATGGTCAAGTAGGTCAAGTAGATAATTTTAGAATTTCATATAAAACAAGAAAATCTAAAATTGGTTGGATTGGAGCAAATTGTTGGTTTTCTGGACTTTTGCATTCATATATTCTGAAAGCAAATAACGAAAACTTTTTCTATGATATTGAGGGTTTTGAAGGAGACACTATCCAATACAGCATTTATAATAAAGATAGTCATTATACTTGGCACACTGATATGTCCCTTCCAAATTTTTATCACCCCACAAAAAATAAAGAAGAAGATTTTATAAAATTAAAGTCAGAACGTATTAGAAAATTGTCAGTTAGTTTACAGCTATCTGGAGAAGATGAATATGAAGGTGGCGAAATGCAGTTTTTAGATGACAATAACCAACTTTATACTGCACCAAAATCTAGAGGAACTATAATTATTTTTGATAGCAGAGCTAAACATAGAGTAAGAAAAGTAAAATCTGGATGCAGAAAATCGATTGTAGGGTGGGTTGTTGGACCTAGATGGAAATAAATATAAAATAATAGAGAAATAATCTGATAGTATGCCACTTCCTAGTTCTGGACAAATAAGCCTACTACAAATTGCCCAAGAATTTCTAGATGGGGCCCCACACCAGATGGACGAGTTCTATAGGGGAGGGGCTAAAGTTCTCCCTAGTC